GATAACAACATAAGTTATGGAAGTGTAAGAGCAACCAAAGGTAAGTATTTAAGAGCAGAACCAATATCAGCATTATATGAACAGAATAGAGTTAAGCATTTAAAACCATTTCAGTTTCTAGAGGATCAAATGGCAAATTATAATCCCACTACTTTCACAGGTTCGCCTGACCGATTAGATGCGTTAGTATGGGGAATAACAGAACTGTCGCAAAGGACAGGCAAAGTTAATTGGAGAATTAGTTAATGGCAATTTATGACAATATAAAAAATATTTTTAAAACAAAAGAACAACCAAAGGTGCAGAAAAAAGAAGCACCCATAGTTTATTATAATTCATTAGGATATGATTCAGTACCTAAAATTTCTTATGAAGATTTAGCAACTGATGGTTATTCTGAAAATGCTATTGTTTATAGATGCGTAAATGAAATAGCAAACAATGCTTCAAGAGTTAAAATTAATTTATTTAGAGGAGATCAAGAAGTTGATAATCACCCTCTATTAGATTTATTATATAAGCCAAGTCCAACTATGTCACAAGTTGAATGGTTTCAAAGTGTTTATTCTTATTTATTAATTTCAGGAAATAATTATATGTTAAGTGTAGGAGGAGATAATACTCCACCAACTGAACTTTATAATTTAAGACCAGATAGAATTAAAATTAGAAC